TATATCTTCTATTCTTAATTTTGCTTCGATCAATCTAAACAGTTTTGCTAAAATTTTCCGCTATTCAAAGCTAATTTCTAACATTGACTCAGCAGAAGCATCAATCGTCTCAAACGAAACTGAAGTAAAGCTCGCCAAATATTTGACGCCCAAACTAAACGCGGCACAAAAACTGACAGTAGACTTTAAGACAGAATTGGCTGACGATCTTCCTCCAGCTGCTGCGGATCACCCTGCTGGTGATAAACACACCATAAGCAGCAGTTTCTTTACATTTAATGGAGTTAGATGTAACCTGGAAGATGATGGAAACGGCAAAATAAGAGTCGTCACAAGTTCGTCAAATAGCCACAGATTTGTTGCTGAAGTAGGAACAGTAGATTATGCCAAAGGACGAATCGAAATAAAATCCTTTAATATCTCTTCATATGAAGGCAACTATCTAAAGATCTATGCCAGAACCAGAACAAAAGACATACAGTCCTCTAAAAATGTTATTCTGAATATACTCGAGCCAGATGTCAACATTACTGTTGAGCAAATTAGGGAGTAAACATGTCATCATTAAACACAATCAAAAAAATAATATCTGAAAATAAAACAGATCTACCCTTTGACACCAAACTACTATTATTGAAATCCCACAGAGCAATTGGGCATCTGTTAGACAACAATACTCGAACAAAGACAAGAGACGGATATAGTGAAAAACTTTATGATAATTCAAATCATCTCAAGTCGCTTCATCACGCTATCGGAAACAGTTTAGTGCGTTTGAATTCAAACGCACCAGATATGCGGACAAGTCATCCAAAGGGTAAAATGGGTGGTCTTGTTAAATGGGAAAGACCAAAACATCAGAAAGCTCTTCTTTGGATGGCCAGAGACGTTCTTAATAGTGTCAACGCCCAACATGGCAATCCGTTTAATTACGGTAATCCAGTTCCATCTCATAAAATGAGTGATGGCCAGTTTGATGAACATATTCGTAGATTAGGTGATGTTGTTGGAACTAATCCTTGGCCAGAAGAAAGCATGAAAGACACAATTGATAAAGTAGCAAGAAGATCGTAATGATAGAAAAAACTATCTCACAGTATATTGAACGGCAGTTCCCCGCTTTTTACAAAGAAGAGGGGCAGAATTTTATTGCGTTCATGAAAGCTTACTATGAGTGGTTAGAACTACCACAAAACACAGCATACAAGTCCAGACATCTTTTGGAATGGCGAGATGTTGATACGACTTTGGATGAATTTATTGTTTACTTCAAAGAAAAGTATCTCAAGAATATCCAGTTTAACGTTTCTTCCAATAAAAAGCTTCTGATCAAAAATGCTTCTGATCTTTATAGATCAAAAGGAACTGAGCGTTCTATCGATCTATTCTTCAAGCTTGTTTATGGTGTTGATGCTGAGGTGCAATATCCTGCTGAACGTATTTTCAAACTATCTGATGGTCAGTGGGAAACGCCCAGATATTTAGAAATAACATACAACAAACAAAACATCAATTATGTCGGAAAGCAAATCATAGGATCTCTCTCTGGAGCCACAGCTTTCGTCGAAAAGTATATCAGAAGAAGAGCGGGATTTGGTATAGTCAGCATTTTGTACATATCTAATCCTAGCAAAGAATTCATCAAAGGTGAGAGTGTAGGCATATCGCAAAACGGAAGCGGTATCTACACTGACAACTCAGCCAGAATAATCGGGTCTATTTCATCTGTCACAATCTTAGACAACGGTAGAGAATTTGCTGTTGGTGATATTGTTAATTTCCAGGACTCTGAAAGAGGAAGAGGCGGATCTGCGAGAGTCGTTTCTGTAGGCGAAGAAACCGGAGTTGTTGACTTTATTCTTGAAGATGGTCTTTGGGGATACAGCACCAACGCAGTTTCTCTTGTTTCTGAAAAAGTGCTGTTAGCCAATAATATTTACAATGATAAATTTGTCATTATGGACACTGTGGTGCAGCCTTCTGTGTTTATTGAATATCAAAATTCAGCAACGATTTCAGTTGGTGATATTGTAAGAAAATATGATGGATCTAACGTAGTTGCTAATGGAACAGTTATTGATGTTGATCATGTGCTATCTTCTAACTCCGGAACAGCAACAATATCTATAACATCTGGCCCATTTACGATCGGAGACTACAAGTTAAACGCTAATGTTTCTAACATCAACGTAACATCTATAAGTGATTTTACGACCTATGCAGAGGTCATGGGAGTTCCGACAACATTTTTGCTAACTGTTTCTAATGCAAACAGTTTTGTTAATGGCCAAATCGTTACGTCAAATAACAATTCTAGAGGAACAGTATCGCAAATATTAGACAACACCATAACAGTTGTGAACACAATAGGCCACTTTGTAAACGGCAACTCTTTGAACGACACCACAATAACAAACGTAGAAGCATCAGTTGGTGTATACAATATCAACAAGAGATCTTTTAGAATCGATTTGGCCGACGCAAACACCCCACCACAATGGCTTATCAGCCCATATGTTTACAAATATGATGCAAATGATGACATTTCTGCTTCTGGTCTAGTAGTAAGGTCAAACGTTTCTTCAAATACTGCCATTCTTAATATTATCCCACTAAAAGGATTCTTCGAATCCGGAGATTTCGTATACACCTCAGGCAACACATCGATAGCTACTGTTGGATCGTATACTGGAAACACCAGAGGTGGCGATTTTGTGGAAACTGCAGGAGCGAAATATCGAGGAATCTTCAGCAATGTCAATTTTACAGTCACTTCTTTCTCTGATGGATTTGGTGCTGGATTCAATGTCGGCACCATTGGAGAAACTGAAACCCTCTATATCAATAACGATTTTATAAATGCTAATTCTAAAACTTCTATCGATATTACAGCTAGAGTTGTCACAGTAGCATCAAATACTGGGTTTAAAGTCGGTCAAGCAGTTTCTCAAGATAGATCTGGAAATTTTGATCCTTCAACAGACTTAAACACTACTACTGGAGTGTTTACTACTACAACTTTATTACCTTGGGCAACAAATAACTCCTTAGTGGTGTATGACCCTGGTAGTTCCAATACTATAAACGGAATGATTGCGAATGGATATTATAGAGTCACAAACACTTCTGGAAACAGTTTCAATCTGATTGCAGTTCACGATAACAAACTTGTAAATAACACAAACATACCTAATTTTGGCAACAACGTTCATGCAAATACACAATTAATTCGCAAAACAACGATAGCAACCATAAGGGGTATTTCTGGTACCAATATCACAGTAGGCGATGTTTGGCAAGGACCTTTTGTTACGTCCGCCAATCTTTATATTTCTACAACTCCTACCACAAACACCAACGTATCAGCTGTGGGTTCTTTGACTTATCCTACAGTAAACTCTTATAATTACCGCTACAAAAAATTAAGAAGCGTTGGTCTTGGATTTGCAAAAAGCCCTACTGGGTATTACAACAGCATATTGAACAATCTTTTGACTTTCCAACTGTTGACTGTAGGAAAGGTCGCGTCTCTTACTTCAGTTCTTGGAGGATCTGGATATAATGTTGATCCGTATGTATTGATACAAGAGCCAGCTATATCAGGCTTTAATAGAAAAGATTATATTATAAAAATCTCTAACGTTAATTCTGTATTTTTGCCTGGAGAAAAAGTTTCTCAAAATCTACCAAATACTAACATCTATACCTATCAAGTAAATAATGGGGTGTTTGATACAACCCCATCAACAAAATTCTTTAATAGTTTCTTGGACGTTTCTGATACTGATAATGTGATTTATGCTTTAGCAAACGTGTTTTCGTTTAACTCAACTTTAGATTTGATCGCCAACAATGGTTTCATTAAATTACCAAACACCCAATCTTTTGTCGCAGGAGACAAAGTAAAATACGTTACTGCAACAGGAAACACTGCAGTCACAACAAACAATACCATCTTAAACGTTTCGTTTGTAAATTCCACTGGAATTTCTGTCGGCAACTCAACAGGAAATATTGTTCTTGCAGAAACAATAAAACTTATTGTTCCCGCGAACATTGCAAATAATTATATCGCAGTTCCAACAAATCCATTTGCGAATGATGATATTGTAAGATACGTAGCTGATGTAGGAAATACTGCAATTTTGGGTCTTGCAAACAATAATCTATATTATGTTATAAATTCAAATTCGAGTCATCTCAGACTTTCTAATTCTGTTGGCGGTTCTGCATTAACTCTCGATACAGGTGGGAATGAAACGGGGCACGGTCTTATCAAGTATAACGCCAGCGCAAATGGGAATTATCTGAGGCTGTACAAAAACGACCTACAAAATGGAATGTTATTGCAATATATAGTTTCTTCCGGAAACACAGCAGTAACTAATCTGACTAATGAAAATAACTATTTTGTCGTAAACTCCAATACATATTTTTATAAACTTTCTTCTACTCTCAATGGAAGTTCTATCGATATAGCAAATAACGGAACCTTTGCCTCAGATGGTCACGCTTTGTTGTTTATTCCAGGCTTCAGCGTAAATGATCCCGTGTATTCTTCGAATAATGGAGGCTCTGGAATCATTAGAGGCGTATACAAACAATCAGGCAACTCTTTTATAGTTGTTCGAAACGTCTCTGGAACTATTTCAAACGGAGACACTATTGTTCTTAATAACAATCCAGTTGTCAACTCTACCATACTTTCGGCCAATTCACAACAAGAAATAGTAACAGCAGAAGGCATAGTTCAAACTGCAAACTCGACCACTATTGTAGTTAGAAGAATACAATTTGAAAATCTTTGGCAAGTCGGCATTTCAATAAAGGGTGAAACATCAGGAGCAAATGCTAATGTTGTTTCTATTGTAGAAGATATAGATTCTCTTCCAATTGGATTAAATGCAGATATTCAAGCAAACGTTATTACTGCTGAGGGTCAGGTAACAAATCTACAAATCGTGGACTCAGGTTATGGTTATACCAATAACGAGGTAATACAATTCGTTTCTGTGGATGGTCAAAGAGCGGGGACAGTAAAGGTTGTTCTTGGCGGGACAGGGATAGGAAGCGGTTATTACAAAACCTCAAAAGGATTCTTGAGTGATGTTATTTGCCTGCATGATGGGGATTATTATCAAGAATATTCTTATGAAGTATTCTCGAAGCTATCAGTTGATAGATATGCAGATATGTTCAAGAAAGTTATGCATACCGCTGGAACTAAGTTCTTCGGATCAGTGATGTTAATAAACGAGGCGAATGCCACATTAAGTCTAACAGAGTCTTCAGTAACAGGAAACGTAGCAGGATAAATATAAATATAAAATAACCTCAAAAGGAGATAAAAATGGCAAAGAAAAAAGAATCTGGACCAGTTTACGACAAACCCGAAACTTTCACACACAAAGGGTTAAAATTTAATGGTGAGCCAATAACAGTTACTCACACTCACACTCCAGGCCTTGGGGCGCATAGAATGACTGTGGAGCATGGAGGAAAAACCCTGGATTTGGATTTGGGTGGTTCGTCGCCAGGTGTAAGAGATGACGAATATCCTGTTGATGAAGATGGAAATCAGACAGAGCCCGACCCTAAAAAAGCGTCAAGAGAAGAAATAAAAGCGTTTAATGAAAAAATATCAAGAATACAAGCAAACGCATTTTTACGACAGCCAAGAGTAAAAAACGAAATTGAAAAAAAATTGTTTGGATCAAATCTAGAAAAAGGTACAGCTGCTGAAGAAACCAATAGACTGATGCAAAAAATTGTTGATGTTATTAGCGAACAGAATAAAAAAGGTTTTAGATAATAAGAGACATTACTGATTATACTCAAATTTAAAACACTCGTCAATCTTTTTCAGGAAATAACATGACCAGACTAGAAAAAATAAAACAAATCATAAACGAGAAAAAAGAAGGCGAAGCTTGTTGGAAAGGCTATGAACAGTTTGGTATGAAAATGAAAAATGGCAGAAAAGTTCCCAATTGTATTCCTAATAAAAAGTGACGTCAAAATGAAACAAGAAACAATCAAAGAAGCGATCGATTATCATACGAGCAACAATATTAGGCTCACCGAAAACATTTTTAGACCTGGCTCAGAGATGTTTTTTGAGATGATCAAAGAAGCCAGACGTCTATATCAAGAAGGCCAATATAAACCTATCGACGAGTGGGAAACTGATATGCTTCGTTCTGACATTGGCGAAACAGCTATGTTTGAGGGTAAAGAAGTTATTCTTGATTATCCATTTGAAGTAGAACTAAACGAAGAAGATAAGACGAAAGGTAAAGGTATCGGCAAGCCATTTAGAAAAAATGGTGGTGGAGCAGTTTATGTTCGAAGCGGAGATGGAGTTCGGCTAGTAAACTTCAGTCAGTCTGGCATGCAGAAGAAATTCAATGACCCAGGCGCTACTAAGTCTTTTATTGCTCGTCATCACTGTTTGACCAACAAAGATAAAACTTCAGCCTCATACTGGGCCTGTAGATGGCCTAGATTCTTCAGCGACTCAGGTAAGAAATGGTGGTAAATGTCTAAGCCATATGATGATAGTGAGATAAGTAAAGATGAATTTTTTAGAAACTTCAAAAAAGATGTTCTAGAAGATGAATTGGTTTGGCATAGAGACGAAAAAGATAGAATCATAACAGTACTACTAGGAAAGGGATGGGAATTTCAGGAAGATAATTCTCTCCCAAGAGCGCTCAATGAAGGTGATCAGATTTATGTTCCTGCAAAAACCTATCATCGAATAAAACGAGGAACAACTGATTTGATGATAAAGATCGAGGAATTGTAAATGTCGACTAAACTTGTCACAAAAACCTTTAACGTCGAGAACGCCAAAAAATTCATTTCTTCTAATGATGAGTTATTCGTTTACGCTTCTAGACATATCCCTTATACTGGAGGAGATGGATCAGTTCCTTCTCCAGACAACTCAGTAGATTCTACTGTTATTAATGTTTATGATAATATGATTTTTGCTAAAAGAGTTTCTGACTCCGATAAGGTTCATATGATACCAAAAATTATGTGGACTGCAAACACGGTCTATGACATGTATTCCCATGATGATGGGTTTCTTTATGAAAAAGATTTTTATGTGGTTTCAAACACTGGGTCACAATATGATGTTTATAAGTGTTTGTACAATGCGGGCGGAATTGCGTCAAACGTAGAACCTACTCGAGCGGGTTCTGCAGTCGATCTTCTTCCGTTTGAGACTGGAGATCAATATGTTTGGAAGTATATGTATACAATTTCTTCGGCTGATTGGAACAAATTTTCCACAACATCATTTGTTCCTGTAACAGCGAACACCACAGTAATACAATCAGCAGTTCCTGGACAAATTGATGTTATTGTGGTTGAAGATGCAGGTCAAAGATACGACAATTATATTGCCAATGGAGTTTTTAGAACTGGCGATATTAAAGTAGGAGGAGCTGACACCTTTTATGGCGTAAAGGACGATGCTTCCTCCATCGACGAATATTATACTGGATGTGTGTTAAGAATAACCAACGGAACAGCTGTTGATCAGTATAGAAGAATTGTTGGGTATGTTGGAACATCAGAAAAGAAAACTGTAATATTAGATAGAGCATTCACAACTGTTCCTGCAGTGGGTGATACTTATCAAATATATCCATACATCTATGTTTTTGGAGATATGAATGAAACCGTTCCTGCTGAAGCTATGGCGATTATCGATGCCAATACCTCCAATTCTGTTTCGAGTGTAGAAATATTGAATTCTGGAGCAGGATACAGGAAAGCAGAGGCATATGTTGGTGTTTCTCCAGATGTTCTTCCACTTAGCTCAAATTCTAATTTAATTGATTTGCCTGCAGTTATTTCAGGTGGAGTTGATTTCGAAGAAGCTAAATTAAAAGTTATTATTCCTCCTGCTGGCGGTCACGGATCAGATCCCTATAACGAGCTTTTTGCTGATAGAGTTTGTGTGTATAGTAAATTCTCAAACACAGAGCAAGGGATGATATCTACTGATAACGATTTTCGTCAAATTGGTATCATATCAAATCCAAAACTAAACAATTTAGACGTTTTCTGTAACACGACATTAACAGTCGGAAGTTTTTCTATCGGAGAAAAAGTTAGTCAGTTCAAGAATATTAGATTGGCTGGAAATGTCACAGTTTCTACTACAGCAAACACTATCACAAAAACAGATACAGGTAAAATATCTACGACAATTACTATTGTTGATGGTGGTACTGGATATAATTCTACTGTTAATAACTCTTTGGTATTCTCTAATCCTCTTTCTGGCGGAACAGTAGCTGTCGCAACATTTGTAAATAGTAACCCAGGCGGAACTATTACCTCCATAACAGTTTCTAACCAGGGAACAAAATATGATTCTGCTCCTACAGTCTCGGTTGGGGGATCTACTGGATCAAATGCTGTTTTGATTGCTACTCTAGCTAATCCAGAAAAAACTTTCTTTGATGATTGTTTTCAAACTGGCGATTATGCTCTGGTATCAACGGAAACTAAAAACTGGATTAATGTTGTTTCTAGTGTTTCCAACTCAGACGTTATTGTTGTTTCCAGCAATTCACCGTTTAGTAATACCACAGCAAGAGTTTCAAAAATAGAAACTGAGGCGACTGGAACTGTTACCGCAATATCAACAGGACAGATAACTCTTTCTAATGTTTCTGGTGTTTTCCAGGAAGGAGCTAAGATTGTAGGACTTTCTTCTGGAACAACTTCAGTCATAAGAACATCAAACTCAGAATTTAATGCTCTGCAAATAAACGACAAAGATCCAAATCTCTTCAACGTTATGGTTCAATTGTCTCGTCTAGCTGGAAATTTACAAACTGGTAATAATTTCATAGAAGATGAAGAAATTAGTCAGACAAATTTGATACAGTATACACAACCAAAAGCATTTGTCCATCATATTGAAACGGGTGGTGGAGCTAACGATGATGTGCTTTACGTAACCAATGAAACTGGAATATTTGCTTTAGATCCATCAAATTTAAAACCCATTATCGGCGAATCTAGTGATGCTATATTTTCATATTTGTCAGCTAAATACAAAGGTGATTTTGTAAAGGATAGTGGACAAGTTATATATTTTGAAAACGTTCAACCAATTTCTAGAGATACTGATAAATCAGAAGTTGTTAAGATTATTCTGAGATTCTAGGAGAAGTTAATTAAATGCCTCTGAACACAGATTTTAATATATCGCCATATTATGACGATTTTGATAAAACTAAAGGGTTTGCTAAGATCCTTTTCAAGCCTGGGGTTTCTGTTCAGGTTAGAGAACTCAATCAACTTCAAACTATTCTAAATGACCAGATGGAAAATCTGGCAAATAATCTTTTCAAAAAAGGAACGATTATTGAAGGATGCGGTCTAACATACTTTTCTATTTTCCCTTATGTAAAACTAAAAGACTCAGAAGTAAACGGAGCTCCTGTAAACGTTTCCAGTTACGAGGGAATGACAGTAAAAAATTCTGTTGGCTTAGAGGCTCTGGTTGTTAAAACTGCAGATGGTTTTGAATCACAAAATCCCGATCTTAACACTCTTTTCGTAAAATATACTAATTCAGGAAATAATGGAAATACCTTTGCGTTTTCTGCAAATCAGGTTCTTACTGTATACGATAAAACATATCCTATCTTCAAATATGACATTAGTGATGGTTCTTCTGCATTCTCGAACAACGATTCTATAGTTGTTGTCTCGGCTATTGCTATTCAAAATTCTAGTGGCGGATCTGTTTTCCCAGCTGGAGCTTTTGCTAACGGGCACATCATTCAAAATAATGTGGCCAACTTACAAATTATTGAAACTGATAGCACAACAAACAATCAAGTTTTGATTCTTAGAGTTAAGCCATTGGCGGATGATCTAAAAACTGCAAACAGCGTTCTTTGGACATTTAGAGAAGGCGAAACTATCAGAAACGCCAATACAGCAAATACGGCTAACGTTGTAGCTATCATAGGATCTAGTGCTGCAGCTGTGTTGGTCACAGATTCATTAGGAAAAATTGTTTCGATCGAGCCAACAAATCTAGGATCCGGATATTACATCCAGCCTCACGTTACAGTTTCTATAACTTCTAACAGTTCAATCACAACCTCTGCTATTAATCAGCTTAATGTCGCCGCTCTCAATTTTAAAGCTTCAGTTTCTACTGCGGACAGCAGCAAAACTCCTATCGGAACAGGATACGGAGTTAAGGTGGCTCCAGGTGTTATCTACCAAAAAGGATTTTTCTCTAGAGTAAACGAACAAACTCTGGTTGTTAACAAGTATTCCAACACAGCATTTGATGCCGTTGTTGGATTTGATACAAAAGAACAAATCATTAATTCGAACCAAGACAATTCTCTGTTTGATAATGCCACAGGAAGTCCTAATTTCTCCGCCCCAGGATCTGATAGACTTAAACTGACTCCAGAATTAGTCGTGTTGACACCAACTCAGGCTCAAGCTAACGTTGACTTCCTTCCTATCATTGAGATAACTGATGGCGTTCCTTTCAGACAAAGATCTCAAACTGTATACAGCGTTATTGCTGATGAGATGGCCAAAAGAACATATGAAGAAAGCGGCAATTATGTCATCAATCAGTTTAACGTTTTGGCTAAGGATGAAAAGAATCTTGCAAATACCGCAAGCACCTTTAAAGTAGTTGTTGATCCTGGCACAGCCTATATCAAGGGATATAGAGTTTCCACGACTGGCAATTTTTCCAAGAGCGTAAACAAGGGAACAGACAATGTTAATCTGCCGACAGCCAAATCTCGGGTGGCATACGGATCGTTTATAAAAATCAATAATGTCGGTGGAGTTTTTCAGTTTAATCTTGGCGATGTTATTTCTTTATATGATACAGCTAAGAATTTTATTGCTAGTGTTTCTAATAATTCTAATGCTATTACTGCTCCTTCTGGAAACGCGATTGGTAGTGCCAGAATAAGAGGGATGCTCCCTGGGGATAATGATGGGGAGTGGCATCTTTACCTATTTGACATCAAAATGAATGCTGGCAAAAATTTTATAGACACCAGATCTGTTTACTACAACAGCACAAAAGTTGCTGTTGCTGACACAGTTCTTGAATCAAACAACACTATTCTCAGAGATGTTGGTTCTGGATTTAACGGATTGCTTGTCAAGAATCTAGAAGCGTCGAAATCTGCTAATTCTATAACCTATACGTATAGAACGTTTGGCACATCAAAACAAGCAAACACAACAGGTTACATCACTTTGACTCCAGGCGCTAGCGAAATATTTCCATATTCTGGAACTCTTGTTTCCGCCCAAAGAAAAGAATTTATGATAGTTCCCGATAACAACTATCAAGCTCAATCAAATGCTGCTGGAACTGTTACCTTCACTTCAACGACCGCTAATGTCACAGGAAGCGGCACTGCATTTTTGACTAGCTACAGGGCTGGTGATTATATTAAGGTGGCCAATTCGTCAAACACCGCAGTTGCTAAAATTCTTAATGTCGCAAATGACACGTTTATGACGCTTACCGCAAACGCTCCTTTGACAATTACTAATACTTCTTATTTGTATTTCCCCAACAACGTTCCAATTTCTATGACAAGAGACGGAAGAAGCATTGTTGTTGAGACAAACAACTCTATTACTATCTACATTGGTAATACTGTGGCTACTACTGCGGGATCTGCAACAAATATGGACGTTTCAGTCGCGTACAATATCACCAAGTCTGGCGTAAATCCCGACGCCAAATTAATCAAAAGAAACATATACTCTAGAATTGTTTGTTCCAATAATTTGGCTAAGACCAGTGGGCCATGGCCACTTGGAACTTCGGATGTCTTTAGGATGTCACAAGTTATCAAAGCAAATGGAGCTTCCCGAACAATCACGTTTAGCTCAGAAACAGCTGTCTCAAACACTGACGATTTTATCACAATATCCAGCAATCCATTTGCGAACGGCGACTCTTTAGTATATTCGAATACGAGTGGCACCGCAATTGGCGGTCTTTCTAATAACACCACATATTATGTTGTTGCTGCCAATTCAACAGGCGTAAAACTGGCTTCAACAAGAAATGGTAGTGCTATTGATATTACTGCAGTGTCTGGCGGCGGAAACCACTCTTTAGTGGGTTCTCCAATATATTTTACAGAAACCACCAATGACGTTTCTGACGTGACCAATGAATTTTATATTGATCATCGTCAAAGCGAAGATATGCTAGACATTTCTCATTTGGTAAGAAGACCTAATTATCCTTCTCTCTCAAACAATGATGTGTTGCTTGTAAAATATGACGCTTTCACATCAACACCTGGCGTTAAAACAGTTTCTTCTTACAGCGTCAACGATACCGCTAATGTTGCAACAATGGGCAACACAAGCATCAATACTCTGGAAATTCCAGAAGTTTGGGGAATCAATGGTCAGTATTACGACTTGAGAGATCAGTTTGACTTTAGACCCACAGTGGCCAATACTATTCCACTAACCTCAGAAGTATCTAATACTTCTATTGTAAACCCAATAGTTCCAACATTCTCGAACAAATTCACAGCTTCAGAAAAATACTTCCCAGTTTCTGATGCAGATTTAACTGCCAACGTTGTTTACTATCTTGGAAGAACTGATAGAGTTGTTGTTGGTGTAAACGAAAATATAGATGTCATTAAAGGTTATGCTGGTAAAGAAGAACCACCTCCAGCCCCAAGCGATACGATTACTCTTCAGCTTCTAGAGATCCCACCATATCCATCTTTACCAAAAGCTATGTCTCAAGATATGATCGCTCTGGCAGATACTAAGGTATATAATGGAAAAGGTTCTCAAAGAATATTCGAACATACAGTCACCACGCCAATTGATGCTAACAAAAGAGAAATTCTGCAAACCAAAAATTATAAAATGAAAGATATCGCCTCTCTCGAAAGAAGAGTTTCCGATATCGAGTATTATGTTTCTTATACTATTGCAGAAACTCTTGCCAAAACCAGATTTATTCCTTCCACTCTAAGTGGCGGTACTGATAGATTTAAAGTTGGATTCTTTGTTGATACGTTCTCAAACTATCAATATTCAGAAGTGCTTGATCCAGAATTCAATTCTACTATTGAAGACGAAAGGCTCACCGCTCATATTGAAGAAACTGTTATCGAGCTTAGACATGAATCTTCTCCAAACATTGGAGACTCCATCGCATCAGTTGATTATGTTGAAGTCACAGCATACAAACAAATTGAAGCAACAGAACTGGAGGCTCCAGTACCAGAAGTAGTTGATGTTGTTGATACTGTCATAACTCCTGGAGTGCCCACTACTACGACAGCGCCCATTGGTACAGTAGAACCGCCAGTTGTTGTGCAGCAAATCGTCTCAGAAATAAAAACAAATAAAAACACTAATTGGAGTTCAACGAGAGCTGTTTATGACGATTGGAATTTTACTATGTCAAAAACAGCTGGACCTGTGGAAATTTACATGAACCACAGAGCACGTTTTAATGCGATTGTAATTGAACAAGCTGAATCTGAGAATGGACCCTGGGTTGAAGTAATAAACAGTAATGGCGCTTTAGCAGTCACGCAAAATGATGTTCTCAATAAAGGTATTTCTTCTTTGCTTGACAATGTTGGATATTGGAAACTCGGCGTCAAATTTCTAGACACCTCTCAGTTGGTTCCAGGAACTTCGATTTACTGGTGGAGAGAACATCAAAAGTTTATATTCTCTCACAATCCAGACAATGGATTATATTATAGAGTCAGAGTGTATAAAGGCGGAGTAAGAGATAAAGCTTCTCCCGGAAAATACGAATATAAAATCTTCTATCCTGCGGATTTCGAAGTAGAAAAAACTTATGTAGTAAAAGAACCAAATGAATACATATACAACGGAGATGTCGTTGATGTATTCCCCAAAAACGTTCCTATTGGCGGTTCGAACATCAACGATCCCAATAACCAACAAGTTTGGTTCAGCCAGGGAATGGAAGAACAAATATCAGAAGCACAGAGACAAAATAACTACAATCCAAACTACTGGTGGACAAATGGATACGTTCATACGGTAGAGGTTATTGGTCTGAAACCAAACACGGTTCATGATCTATATTTTGATGGAACAAAAGCTACAGATAAATGCGAGCAAATCAGAACTACAACTGACAATGTTACTGGGCTAAAAACTGATGAAAACGGAACTCTAAAACTTAATTTCTACAATGACAGTCTTATTGATTTGTCGATGGTAAACACAACTTTTGCTCAAGATCAAATAAGAACTGGGCTAATACCGAGTGTTAAAGAGATTTCTGTTTCTTCGGCTGATATGTCTTCAGTAGCTACCAGTATCATTAATGTCTCTCCTTGGTTATCCAATCTAAACGCAGAAACAGATACTACTGAGTCTGTTTACAATTTAGCAGAGCTTTAACTAAATAGTTTTGAAACGATGTAAAGAAAGAAACAAATGAGTTATTATAACTATATTCAATCTTTTTATGCTGATTCAGAGGCCGTAAATGGTTCCCCAGAACTGATGGTAACTTCCATTGATCTTTACTTTAAAAATAAACCATATTCTCTGAACAACGACTCGGGTGTGCCAAAGCCACAAGTTGTTATGTGGCTTTGTGAAATTGAGAATAATCTGCCAGCCCCGAATAAAAAAATCAAAAACTCTACAACTTATGTAGAATGGGATAAAATTTCAACCTCATCTACTGCGGTTTCTTCAACAACATTTTCTTTCCGTAATCCTGTTGTTTTAAAGAGCGATAGATTTTATGGCATAGTTATTAAATTCCAAGACTCTGGATTCGTTTTGTGGCAGAATATCAAAGGTAATAGAATTGTCAACGAAACTGGCGTCACTCAAACAATATCATCAGGTTCTAGAAATACAACAGAAGGTATTCTTTATGCCGCTGTTTCGCAAGATTCTGACATCATCTCATATACAGATAGGGATCTAAAATATCAAATCAAGATTGCTAAATTTGACACCTCAAATAACTCTGTGTATGTAGTAAACAAAGATTACGAGTTTCTCTCAATTTCAAATACTGTTGGTGGATTTATTCCAGGCGAAATCGTTTATAAGCAAACAGCAAATGCAACAGGCAATGTTACTGTAAACGTATCAACAAACCTTGTAACAGGCGTGTCAACTGTTTTTGAAAATTTATATGAAGGGCAAAAAATAATCATCGACACTGGTGCAGCTTCTGATTATTTTTCTGTTAAATCTATCGTTTCTAATACAGAAATGTATATTGATCGCCCACCAAATTTCTCGGGTGTCGCCAGGTACAAAGCTCCAGTTTGCGGAAGAGTGTATCAATACTCTTCTCCCAACAAAACTTTATACCTTGATGACTCAAATGCAGCCAACTCTACTTTCAAACTGTCTGCAGCAGATAATCTAATCGGAGTAAGATCCGGAGCTAGGACCACCATCACAAGTGTGGATAGATTTAAGATAGACGCTTTTGTTCCTAAGTTTTCCGTCAATGGTCCTCTCGGAGGCACGTTTAATCTTTCTTACAAGATTGCTGGTGAGTCAAATACTCTTTCGTCTTCATTTGTGTCGTTCTCATTAAACGATATAAACAGAACAAACCAAATTTCTTACGTTCTGTCAAAGTCTCAAGAAGTTGATGGAACTTCACTATATGGAGCAGAAAAGAAATCCTTAGTTGCAAAAGTTGATGTTAACGTTTTATCAAACACATCATACACCGCTCCATTCGTCGATTGCGATGACATTGATCTTATTGTCAAGAAAAACTATATCTCGAACACATATTCTGAAACAAGAACATATGTTTCATCAGCGAACAGCAGCTATAGCTACTCAATGCCAAACTATGATACAGAAGTTGATAGAAATGGTATTGCTGTTTCGAAATATATTTCGAAAAGAATAAATCTCGGTCCAGGAGTATACGCCGAAGATCTTAAGACATATATCCTAGCATACAGACCTCCTGGAACAAACATCCGAGTTTACGCTAAGATTCACAATTCAGCTGATATTGACTCTTTTGATATTAAGTCTTGGACTCCTCTCGAACTAGATCAAAATAATGAAAAGTATTCAAACGAAAATAACAAAGATGATCTAATAGAGTATTCATACTCTTTCCCACAATACCCAGAAATTCTAGAAAATCTTGGGGAAAAGAACTTAGCGGAATATGGAAATAATATTATAGTAACAAACGTTTCTCTTGTAGCAAACTGTCAACAAGACGATATCATAAGAGTTTATAAACCAGGATTTGCTGAAACCAACCACGAAGTGTTTCAAGTTTTGGCTTCAAACTCAAGCACAATAACATTGAACAAACCCATAAGAAATACAGATATCGTAAATGGGCTTGGTCAACCATCAGTGTCAGTTGGTATCGATAAGCTGAAATATAAACAAATCGCCTTTAATAATATAGCCAATGACAATGTTGTAAGATATTATACGACATCTAAAAACGAGTTTGATGGTTATAACACAATGCAAATAAAGGTTGTTCTGCTTTCTGACAGTTCTAATAAAATACCAAAACTAGAACAATTACAGGCAATTGCTGTGAGTGTATAATGATTAAACAAGATTATATCAAAGATAAAAACAGCGGCGCTATTTTAAATATAAATACAAAAGAATTTGAAGAATTAAAGCATAGAAGAAAACAAGATAAACAACTGAGAGAATATGAAAAAAGGATAACACAATTAGAAGCTCGTGTTGTTGAATTGACAAATTCTTTGAGAGCAGTTTTGGAGAAACTTAGTGTCGTATCCAGTCAGTAACGTAAATATTCTAACAGAGACCTTTGAGTCTCTAATTATCAGACAAAACGTTTTAGCTTGGCTGACGACGAATGACGTTTTAACTGCAAACGCAACTGGCGCTGAAACGGGCAACTCTACAACTTCCAAAACTGGAAGATTGTATGGTATGTTCATGGCCAACAATATTGTTGCTCAAGACTCCTTACGAGGCGGAAACACTTCAACTTCTGGAACGCTGACAGTAACATCAAACGTTGATGTTTATGTGGCTGCTGCAGCCGCTTCTATTTTAAGACTCGGAAACTCGACTTCAGTTTCTGTAATTAATAGTGTTGGTGCTTCCTTTAGTAATAATGCCTCCAACACTAATATCACTGGCGCTTCTGTATTAATGCAAACAAATACAGTAGTTAACACAATTGCTAATTCAACAACCATAACAATTTCCAATGGCGCTGTCAATTCTCAAATGACATCAATTGGATTTGTGGCAGGTAATGTGGCTGCAAATCAAACAACACTTGTTGTTGGCGCAAATGTTGTGGCTAATACCACCTCTTTGTTTATAGGAAATTCTACTGTCAATACAGTTTCAAATAATAATGGTATGGTTGCCTCAAACTCAACATTTGTGACAACAGTTTCGAGATCTGGCGTATACAGCAATGGTGTTTTGGCTATAACTGGCCAAGCTAACGTCGCAAATAGTTTAGGAGTTGTTGGGGCTGTTGCATTTTCTAATACTCTTGCTGTGACTGGCGGTACCACTCTTTCTAATAATATAACTGTTGCTGGTCAGGCTAATATCAACAATAATTTAAATGTGACCGGAAACGTTTCAGTAAATAGCGATCTTATCGTTAAATCGGATTTAACTGTTCAGGTGTCAGCAAATTCTGACATCGGTACAGATATTGTCAATAATCTTTTAGTTTATAGATTCGCAAAGGCGGATTTCTCAACAGCCAAGCTTCTGGTTCAGGTGAAAAAAGGAACTAACACTCAGATTTCTGAGATCATCTTGGCCCACAATAACAGCGCAGCTGAGATAACAGTTTACGGTACAGTCAGTTCTCCACCATCAACAAGTTCTTCTCCACTTCTAGCGACATTCACAGCAAACCTAAATAACGCCAATGTGGAACTGTTTATCCTTCAAACACAATCTAGCAGCGCAGTAAAAGTCATAGCCGATTTAATCAAATAAGAGAAGTAAATGGTAGATCAAAGATTTAAAGCGGATAAAGGTTTACAAGTTGCTGGCGGCAACACCGAATTAACGACCAATACCTTCATCAACGCTAATCTACAAGTAAATTCAATCGCCTCGTTTGTGGCAAACGTTTCTATAAACGCTACGGCTGAGATGAACGGAAATCTTGTTCCTGCCTCAGGCGGAAGTTTATCTGTTGGAGAAACGTCAAAACGTGTATCATTGTTTGTGTCTCAGTTCTCTTATGCAAACGCCACACAACCCTCTCTTCCTGTCACCGCAAATAATTCAGATACGGTTTTCGGATTAGACGCTTCCAACACTGGCATAATTGTAAAAACTGGAGACAAAACAGGAACAGTAAGATCTGTTGTCGGAGGAAACACCGTTTCTATTACCAATGGAACAGGTGTTGGTGGTAATATGACAATATCAGCTGTTCTTAATACAGGATTGTCGTCAAATAGTTCTGGCATTTTCGTTAACGCCTCTTCAATTAACTCTGGAGTAGCTCCTATTTCTGTTGGTGGAACAGGTGCTAGTAGCTCAATGGCAGCTATTTTAAATCTTTTGCCAAGTATAGTAGGAAATGCTGGTAGATATTTAAGGGCTGAGACAGGAACTCTTGTTTGGGATTCCGGAGTCGGAACTGGATTTGTAGGATCTCAAGGTTTTGTCGGTAGTGTTGGATTCACAGGTTCTCAGGGTGTTGGATTTACTGGATCTCAGGGCATTACTGGTCTTACAGGCTCCCAAGGTATTCAAGGCGTTGGATTTACTGGATCCCAAGGTATCCAAGGTGTTGGTCTAACAGGTTCTCAGGGTATTACTGGTTTTACAGGCTCCCAAGGTATTCAAGGAATTGGTCTTACAGGCTCCCAAGGTATTCAAGGAATTGGTCTAACGGGATCTAGAGGAGACATCGGACTCACTGGATCTCAGGGTATTCAAGGCATAGGATTTACAGGATCCCAAGGTATTCAAGGAATCGGGCTCACTGGATCTCAAGGTATTCAAGGCGTTGGATTTACTGGATCTCAGGGTTTGACAGGAGTGGGATTTACTGGATCTATAGGATTTACTGGTTCAATTGGTCTTACAGGTTCTCAGGGTATTCAAGGAATCGGTCTTACGGGCTCCCAAGGTATCCAAGGTGTTGGATTTACTGGATCTAAAGGCGATATTGGTTTAACTGGATCTCAAGGTATCCAAGGTGTTGGATTTACTGGATCAATCGGATTTACTGGATCTGCTGGAGGATTTACAACAAATTCCAACGCTCAGGTAAATTCCCTTGGGGTCGGAACTGCTCCGAATAACACAACTGGTGAAATTTTAGCTAAACTGCTTAGAGACTCAGATAATACTGCATACTATTGCGATCCAGCAAGTTTCAGCGTGTTTAATTCTTTGACTATTGGTGGCGATACTGACATATATCTTTATGAAGACCCAACAAATGCTCTTACAATTAGACATGGTACTGTTGGTTCTTACAAATACACCAGATTTGAAGCTGGAGGTGGACTGTCTGTAAATAATGGTGGTCTTGGAGTAGGAACGGCTGCATCAGGAACCTCCGGAGAAATACGCGCCACAGACAACGTTACTGCTTATTATTCTTCTGATAAGCGTCTGAAAGAAAATATTCAAACCATTGAAGATGCTCTGCAAAAAATAAAAAGAATAGATGGAGTAACTTTTGATTGGAATGATGAATACATAGAAAATGCTGGCGGAGAAGATGGCTACTTTATTAGAAAAAGAGATGTTGGTGTGATAGCTCAACAGCTTCAGGAAGTTTTACCAGAAGCAGTTGCAGAAAGAAAAGATGGTATTTTAGCAGTTAAGTATGAAAGGATTGTTCCACTTCTGATTGAGGCGATTAAAGCTCTCAGCGAAGAACTTGAACTGCTTAAACAGAAATAGATTTATTTTCTAGCAAAGTGATAATCGCCCTGAGTTCCAAACTCAACAAAGTTTGGCGTTACTAGAGCAAATCCAATACTGTCAAGATACTCAATAACTTCTTTGTTCATTGGGGCTCCGATATTATATTCTTTATGCTGTAGCTCTAGTATCAGATGTTGGCAGGATTTTAAAGTTTCCTGAGCTCCTTTGAGAACATCAAGCTCTGCACCCTGAACATCCATTTTGATCAGATCAGGTTTGGGAAAGTTTTTGTTTTTAACTACTGAGTCTAGAGTTATTGATGTCTTTTCTATTTTGTTCGGGAATAGCTTATCTGCATCTGGACTATATTCGGTGTTTTCTTTATAGTAACTGTTTCCTCCAGGATGCTCTACGTTTTGATAGAATCCTATTTTCTTACCATCAACATCACTGAGTAGCCCAACATGATATGGAATATTTTTTTCTTTATATAAAAATTCTAGCTCATCCATCGCATCAAATGCTATGTATTGAGAGTTTGGCCAAACGTGTTTTGCGCAATTTGTCCAATGCAGAACGCAAGCTCCAATATCATAGATAACCTTGGGTTCAACCTTTTTAGATTTCATTTTTACCAGATATTCATAGTGGGCTTGCAGCATGAGAGGTCTATCACCAAGATCTCTTAGTTTTCTTTTTTGTTCTTCTAATTTAAAATCAATATTAACTTTAAATGTGTGATAACCAATATGATCACAGATAATAGAAGTGTCCGCCCAGATTCGGAATCCTTTATTTTTTGCTTGTACGCAAAAATATACATCTTCGCTTACGGTATTTTCAATAGTTAATGCGCTTTTGTAAACAAAATGTGGGTATGGAATGGATTTAAAAATTTCCCCCTTTATCAGAACGCAACCAAATCCACAACCATCTATCTCAACTAATCCCTTTCCTCTAATCTCTTCCCAATTCACATGAGGCATATTACCATATACGTCTTTTCTCATAATTTCAATCGTGTGGGTGCCAGGAATACGCTGAATATAAATTCCGCTTACCATATCAACATTGTGATTTAACATTCTAACAAGAGTATCAGGAGCAAAAGTTATATCGCTATCAACGGCAAACAAATAATCATAATTACAATTGATAACCCAATTGGCTATTAGATTACGAATTTGATCGATTTGATATCCATAAAAATATTGAAAATCCGCTTCATAACCTTCAGGAATAATCAAATCATAAATGCTCTTGAATGTTTGCGCCTCAATATTTTTATTTGTTGGGATAGCAATTAATATTCTTTTTTTAGAATTTAAAGTTTGCATAATAACTTTGTCCTGTTCGTCTTTATTTACTTTATAATCATTGATGGGGCTGGCGTCATTGTAATTGCAAACAATATCAGAAACAACATATATTTTATGTGGATGACAATTATTTATTGCTGTGTAGAATGTAGAAAGATCTCCACCAGCTTTGAACCAGTTTCCTTCTTTATCTTGAAATGCAGAATCTGGAGCCCACTTCAACAAATGCGCTTTCATCGTTCTCAAATGTGTGTAGGGCACATTCCAATTGAACTTATAGTTTTTGTAATTTTTAGTTTTCTTTATTTCAGGAGGATAAGGTTGGCTGACTAAAGGAATGTTATCAACCATACTCCAACAAGATCCATACGTGAAGTCGTTGTCATAATGTATGTGATTATAATATGTGAATATGTCCGGATCATTTGTTAAACTGTCGTCACCGTCCAACATTACAACTATATCATTGTCGTTTAATTTTCTGATAGATTGGATATGATTGTATGGGGCTCCGTTTCTATTTGAGTTGACAATAACCTTAAATTTATCTTTTATATCGTTTGGCAGAGAGTTGATTAGATCCAGTGCGGCTGCAGAACCATTATCAGTGCTGCAGTCATCAATTAGCCAATGCTCGTAGTTATCGTAATTCTGCGCTGCCACACTTGAAATGCAGCGCTTAATATAAGGCTCGGCGTTATAGAAAGGACTGATAACAACAATACGTTGTTCGGGTTTAAGTTTGGGGGCTACCCATTCTTCAGGAGTGCTTGTGCGGCGATTAAATATTTCGTGATATTTCGTTTTGGTGTAATTTGCTTCAATGCTTTCGCCACGGCTTAGATAGAGACCGAGCCTTTTATAGATGTGCTGTTTCCATTCAAGCGCCACAACATTCCAACCAACCAAAGGTTTAATTTCGTCTAATTTGTTCATTTTTTCTTGACGATCTGGATCGTTATAGGCCTGTACGACCATATCAACAAATTTTTCAGCTTGTGCATTAATATCAATATTAGGATAAACAACATTTGGCGTTGCGGAGTATTCAATCATATAAGCTTGTGGGCTCCCAGTTTCTTCCAGAGCTCCGAATCTACAGCCAATGATGAGAGTGTTTGCATAAAGGGCTTCTAGTGTGCTTATTCCATAGGTTTCTGGGAAAGCTGTTGGATAGATAAAGAAACTTGCAGCTTTGCACCAAACAGCCACTTCTTTTTGACTGATAATCCCAGTAAATGTTATGGTCGGATCTTCCATAAATGGCTCGACCAGTTTCATAAACTCTGATTCTTCAGTATCGTTAGCCACAGCATTTCCGAGTTTATAATGTCCTCCAATTACCGCCAGTCTGGCTTTTGGGATTTTTTGTTTGACTCTGGGCCAGACATTTTTGAGCAGAGGTTCTAATCCCTTGCTCATGTTAGCATTGAAAATGAACAGATCAGGGTTTTTCTCGACAGTTTTGATGGGGTATCGGGTAATACCATTACGGGTAATCCACATATGATTGCGAAGAACTTCGAAATTTCTTGGTTTGCCGTGATTGCAGTTAGTCACATAGTTATAGTGAAAATCGCTTAAAACCCAAATTTCGTCTATAGCCTTTGAAGTAACAAGATCTTCTAAAATCTCATCGCCCCAGCAAAACGTATCATGCATCCAAAACACTTTAAGTTTGGCGGCTTCTCTCATTTTTTCAAACTTTTGGAAAGGGATTTTTCTGTTGGTTGTTTGTTGCCAGTTATACCAAGGTTTGGTGATAAATGGAGTAACAACTCTGCTTGATATCAGAACATCATATGTTTGCTCGTCGTTTCCGATATCTGAAAGAGGTCTGTATTTTACGTTATCATATACGCCTGGACGATTTCCTTCTTCATCGCAAGCACAATAAACAGTAACATCAAATCCTTGGTGGGCCAATTCTTTGGCGCTGAGAATCACTGCACTCTCGCTCCCTCCAAGACCTTTGGTCTTTAATGTTTCCCCATCATAACTCATTCCTGTAATATCGATGTAAGCGACGCGAACTTCTTTTTCTTGTGGTAATCTCTGTGTGTTGCTGGCGGGCTCGGTGACTATAATATCCTCTACGTTTGAGAACCTTTTTCCAAAAGTTTTTCTAACTCTATAATTAATCCAATTAACTTTCACCAACTCTTCGTCGGTCATCTGTTTATTGAATTTACGATAAAAATGCTGTTTCCATTGGAGCGCCACAGTATCCCATGTACTAATGTCTTTAATAGCGTTACACGCATACTGTTTCTGTTGATGAATATATGGGTTTGATACGACTGACAAAACAAGATCAACATATTTGTTGATCTGTTCCTCGGTATTGATATTCGGGAACAGTACATTGGGCTCGACTGCATAATCTATAAAATAGCTGGCAGCTTTGGTTCCGCTTTCTTCCATCGCTCCGAATCGAGTTCCGATAACAGGAGTATTATAATTGATGCTTTCTATTGTGCTGATGCCGGATGTTTCCGGATAGGCTCCAGGAAACAGATTATAGGTTGCTTGTGCCATAATCTTGGCGATCTCAGGCTGGGGAATAATGCCTGTGAATTCGATTGATGGATCTTTTTCACAGCTTTTTACAAGACCGCGCCATTCTTGCTGTGCTGGGCTTAGATCTTCATTTCGAAACTTGTAATAACCACCGATGATCTTGAGTTTGGCCTGGGGCAAATGTTGTTTGAGTCTGGGCCAAATACGTGTTACCAGAGGGATCATGCCCTTGGTAATACTGGCGTTATAGACGAAAAGATTGGGATCTTTTTGTTTGATATCAACCCAATCGATCCACCTGTTGATAGCGTTTCTTGTGTGGAATATTTTATTTTTAAAAACTTCGTATTGACGTTTTGGGCCATGGGTGCAATTTGTTGTATATGCGATATGCCAATCGCTCAGATTGAACACTTCATCGACATGATTGTTAACCAGAAGATACTCGAGCAGGTGATCGCCCCAGATAAACGTATCCTGCATCCAGATAATCTTTAACTGTTCTGGTTTTTGCACCTGAGTGAAGATATCAGGATCATAGTCTCTTGGAGCAGGCTGTCTAACCTGATCATAAAGATGTTTTGGAGTAAACGGAATAACGGTTCTTTGACTGATCACAACATCAAAGTTAAATTCTTTCTGGCCGAGCATTGCAATTGGATAATACCGGACTCCATCATAGACTCCAGGTTCTGTCTCGGAAGTATCACAGTCATTTAAAACTGTTACCTCGAATCCAATTTTTACTAATTCTCTGGCGATAGAAATAATAGAGCTTTCGCTTCCGCCAATACCTTTTTTCGTTAGAGTAGAACCATCATAATTAAGTCCAATACAATCAATAATTGCTATTTTTATGTTGTTATTCATTAAACCCATCCTATAAATAGAGCAAGAACTATTATTTATTGACGCAAAGTAGCAAAGTTTGGCGTGTCGCTCTTTAATAAATAAGAAAAAACTTGGAGGTTGAGAATAATGGCGATTAAAGCAAATTTAGTCATCGATCAGGGATCAGATTTTATACAGGATTTACAGGTGACCCATGCAAACAGCGCTTCAATCAATCTAAGCGGTTATACTGGCTCTGCTATGCTCAGAAAAACATATACTTCTGAAGCACAAAAAACGTTTACTGTGACTACAAATCAAAATGGAATTGTTCAACTGCGACTTAATTCTGCAAACACTGAAAGTTTACAGCCAGGGCAGTATGTTTGGGATTGCGAGCTAACTGAAATTAATAGTGGGATCGTCACGAGAATAGTAGAAGGAATTGTTACTGTAACTCCATCTGTTACTCGCTAAGGAATATTTAAATGCCACCTCCAATTCAAGTTATACTATATCCTAATACAGCGATTAATGTAGAGTTTGTACAAAACACACCATTCAAAGTTAAGTTAAAAGAATATCCAACTCAGATCATTTACCCTCTTCCTCCTAATAACATTTATGGTGCCAACATATATGCAACAAATGCTGTATTTGTCGGAAACTCAACAGTAAATGTTTCTATCAACTCTACTTCTTTTAGTGGAACTTCCAACAATTCTATACATTTTGGTAATTTAACTTTAGCAAACGTACAAGCCCAAATAACAGGTAATGCTGCCACCGCTTTCTCAAATGCAGTGTCAACTTCTGCCTCAGGAGCGGCTCTTATTTACCAAACTATGGCTGGTCTATCGGCCAATGTCGCAACACTAACTTCTAATAATTCAACAAATTTTGGTGGACTGTCTCTCGCAACAGTACAGGGTCAAATAACAGGAAACGCGGCGACAGCTTATACAAACGCTGCGGCTTATGCAGACACTAAAGCTTCAGCTGCTTATAGTAACGCCATTGCGTATTCCGGAAACGCCTCTTTGGCTTACGCAAATGCTATAGCCTACGCTGACAATAAAGCAGCTAATGCGTACTCTAACGCAGTTTCTTACACTGATATCAAAGCTGCAAACGCCTATTCAAACGCTATCGCGTATGCTGACGACAAAGCCGCGAACGCTTATTCAAACGCCACAACTTTTGCTTCAAATGCAACAAATATTACTTCTGGCACTCTTAACACGGCCAGACTCCCAGCAACAGTCAACGTTGCAACAGCGTTAAACATTGGTTCTAACGTTAACGTTAACACCTCTGTAATCCAGATTGGTAACTCTACCGTCAATACTGTTATCAATTCTTCTTCTATTGTAACTTCTTCGGTCACATTCGGAAACACAAACGTTACTGGGGATCTGATTGTTTCTGGAAACGTTTTCTTTAATGGCCCAACAACTAACGTAAATTCTACCAATCTTGTCATCGAAGATAAAAACATTATACTTGGAGACGTAGCTACACCAAGCGATTTTACTGCCGATGGTGGTGGTATTACTCTAAAGGGTGCTACGGATAAAACTCTAACTTGGGTTGATGCCACTGATGCCTGGACTTCATCTGAAGATTTTAATCTAGTTTCTGGAAAAAGCTATGAGATTAATGGTGTTGTTGTTGTCAACTCCACCTCACTCGGAACTGGTATATTAAGTTCTTCTCTAACTTCAGTTGGTAATCTGACAACACTGAATGCTGGCAACACAACCATAACTGGATTCGCTAACATCTCTTCACATCTTACTGTTGGCGGAAATGCAACTTTTTCTGGTAATGTAGATTTTGATTCCGGAACTCTATTCATTGATAATGTCAATAATAAAATTGGTATTAGTAACACTTCGCCGTTATCTAAATTTGTTGTTCAAGATTCGTTAACTGCTAACGATACTTCAACTGTTCTTATTGCTCCTACATGGAATGCGACCGCCAATACATTTACCGCATTTAAAATCAATGCGACGGATACTGCTTCTAACAGTAATAGTTTGTTGATGGATCTACAAGTTGGCGGAAGCAGCAAATTTAAGGTTTCCAAAGCTGGTATTGTTACCGCTTCTGATGATGGATATCTGGCTGGCGGTCGGGCTTGGTTCTCGCAATATGGGGCATTTTTAAAGTCTGACGCGATTATATCGTGGGGAAATGCAACATCGTCATATTCTAGTGCTGACACCATTCTAGCTCGAGATGCTGCTGGTATTTTGGCGCAACGCAATGGTACAAACGCCCAAGCTCTTAGAGTCTATGACACATACACTGACGCTTCCAACTATGAACGAGTTGTGCTTTCTGCTACTGAAAATAATTTAGGATTTGTTGGATACGAAGCAGCAGGAACTGGTTCTAATAGAAACTTTGCTGTAAGAGGAGCTCAGGTACTTTTACAAACAGGTAGCTCAAACAATCGCTGGATTGTTGATGGTAGTGGTCATTTCACGGCAGCAACAGATAATACCTACGACATCGGCGCAAATGGAGCAAATAGGCCAAGAAACGTTTATGTTGGCACAAACGTAACTGTCGGCGATACTGTAACTGCAGCTAATTTTTTTGCTGGGGCCACAGGAACATTTATATTTAATGGAAGAAGCAGAATTCTTTCTCCAAGTGATGGAGTTTTAGGATTATACAATAACGGTTCAACAGACTTCAACCGTCTCCAGTTTGGTGGCACAACCTCAAGTTTCCCCGCTCTCAAGCGCAATAGCGCTGAGATAGATGTAAGACTTGCCGATGATAGTGGATATACAAGTATAACAGCAGCCACAGTTTATGCAGCGCAAAATTTTAGAGCAACATCAAACACTAGTGTTATCTCTTTGGGTTCCTCTAATGATATTGTTCTTGCTCGTGATGCAGCAGACATCCTCGCCCAGCGGCGGGGCACGAACGCTCAAACGTTTAGGATTTACAATACATACACTGACTCGAGCAATTATGAGCGGCTAAACATCTTATGGTCTGCAAACACAGCGTTTGTGGAAACGCTTGCGGCAGGCACAGGAGCTGCGCGAAGCCTTATCATCGGCTCCAATGGGTCTGGAACAAATCTTGGGTTTATGTCCGCTGGGACAGTTAGATGGCGTGTTAATTCCAATGGCCACCTGACGGCGGAAGTTGACAACACCTACGACATCGGCGCGAGCAATGCCACAAGACCGCGCAACGTGTTTGTTGCTGGATATGGATCATTTGGAACTTATAGCGGATCAGACTTAGGGGCTGGTGGTGTATCTGTATCCAATCATATTGTGATGATTGGTTCGAGCTCCTCTAGATCTCAAAGATCTGTTATATTTGCAAGTAGTGGCGGAGCAAGAAGAGGGGTGGTTTCTTCTGAGTGGATAACAAGCGATCTTCCAGTGGAATTTAGTAATGGTTCAGTTTTATTTGCTGGATTTTCTAACACGGGTAATTTTGGTATAAGCAACAGCGCACCAACCCACAAATTATCAGTAAACGGCAACGTTTATTTCGGCAGTACTCTAGACGTTCTCAATTCAGTTACTTCTGGAAACCTGACCGTAACTGGATTTGTCAATGCAAGCGTCAGCGTAAACTCTGCTCTTGTTACTGTTGGTTCGAACGTTTCTCTTAACACAACAACTCTGTCTATCGGAAACTCTACTGTCAATACCGCTATAAGCGCTGCAACTATCACCATTAACGGAGTTAATGTCAACACAGCTATCACTTCAAACGCTGCTACGGCCTACTCTAATGCTGTTACTTATGCAGATGCAAAGGCTGCTACGGCTTATTCAAACGCTACTGCTTATGCTGCTTCTAACACTTATGTAAATTCCACGTTCCTGCCATTGTCTGGCGGAACTCTAAACGGAAATCTAACGATTAATGCAAGCGCCAACGTTGTTTCTAATCTTGCTGCCAATAACGTTACTATTAGAGGTGACGTTCAGATCGACGGCAACCTGACTGTTTCAGGAACAACTGTTACCATCAGCGCAACAAATTTAGCTGTTGAAGATAACATGATCTATCTTAACGATGGATCAACAACTTCTAATCCTGATCTTGGATTTGCCGGAAACTATAATGATGGTTCTTACAAACATGCTGGTTTCTTCCGCGATGCAACTGATGGCATCTGGAAAGTTTTTGATAGCTATACTCCTGAGCCTGACGCAAGCGCTTATATTGACACCAGCAATGCTTCTTTCAGAATAGCTAATTTCCAAGCTAACGTTATCACAGCAAATAGCTTCAGCGGTAACGGAAGCAACATAACAACAATCAACGCTGATAGTATTTCATCAGGAACGCTTAACACTGCTAGACTGCCAGCCACCGTAAACGTATCAACAGCTTTCAATATTGGCTCCAATGTTAATGCCAATACTTCTACTCTGTTTATCGGAAACTCCACTGTTAATACTGTTATCAGTGCGGCCACAATAACAATCAATGGTGTCAATGTTAATACTGCTATCACCAGCAACGCGGCGACAGCTTACTCTAATGCCATAGCTTATTCAGGAAATGCGGCTCTGGCTTATGCTAACGCAATAGCTTTCTCGGCAAACGCTGATAATATTTCTTCTGGCACTCTAAACACTGCTAGATTGCCAGCAACAGTTAATGTTTCAACTGTGATAAATGTTGGAGCTAACGTAAACGTCAATACTTC